CCAATAGTTACACCGTCGATAGTGCCGCCGTTAATGTCAGCGGTTGTAACAGCGCCTAAATTAGAAACTGTAGCAGAGCTAAAGTTTACTGTGCCTGTTGCCGTAAGATCAGCAAAGGTTGCTTCACCAGTAAACGTAGGTGCTGACAGATCAGACTTAGTAGCAACAGCTACAGCAATAGCACTAAATTCAGTATCGAACTCTGAGCCACGGATAACCTTATTGGTATCGCCTGTAGGTAGCGAGTCCTTAGCCGTAAAGTTTGTTGACTTTGTATAGTTGGACATAATTTTTCCTATCCGCTTGCATTTTAATTAAACACCCGCATACAGGCGCTTAAGTAAAAGGGGGCCGAAGCCCCCGAAGGATTTACGCAGACGGTACTGCGAGGACAAAACCAGCTTCTGGGCGATACACTTGAACACCATACAGGGTGTCAGCGGTGTACAGCGTAGAGAGGTATTCCTGCTTGTACTGAGTCTGTGAGCGAACGGCCATTTGCTCTGCCATCACAACAGCTTCGTTGTGGAACAGCAGCGCTGCACGAGTGTCAACAGATCCAACAGTGTTGTCAGCTGCAGACTCAATGGTTCGGCAGTTGGCAGAAACGTAAACGTCTACACCATACAGGTTGCCGATCAGGCCATTATTAACAGTACCGCCAGATACGAAGTCAGAAGACACATATCGGTCGATGCCCATGATAGCGTTGCGCGTAGCGGGCGGGATAATCAGGTTACGATTTTCCATCGGTACGTTGTTGTCATCCAGCTTCTGGATCATGTCACGGAAAAATGCGTCCGTGAACTCGTCGCCAGCTACCAGAGTGTCGTCGGTGTACTGAGTGGTAGTACCACCATCATTGAAGAAACAACCAGTGTGCTGGTAGTCAGTTGGAGCAGGGCTAAATACGATAGCGCCACCGTCACCAAAACCAGTGCCAGCTGCGTGAAGGTCATTGTCAACCTGCACAGCCAGAGCATAACCAGCGTCTTCAGTGTAGAACTGACGCAAAGATGACAGAGCCTGCACCTCTACGATGTCCTCAATCAGACGTGAGTATTCAAAGTGCCGGTTAATAGTAACCTGCAACTCTGACTCGGTGTTTGCAATGATAGTTACCGCAGTGTCAGCCGCTTTAGCATTGGCATCGCCACGAGTAGGCTTAGGGATATGAATAACGTCACCCTTCTTGCCAGTCATAGCAAGACGCTTGACAAGGGGAGCCATCTTCAAGTTTTTCTGATAAGCAGCAATAATTTCGTCTGACCAGATTTCTGGTACAAAAGTTGCCGCTTCTGTTAGGGCGGTATTACCCGCCGCGCCGGGGTAAGTTGCTGTAGCCATGATAAATCTCCTTTAAGGCTAACGAACTCGACCCTCCGCGTATGCTTTTAGTATCTCATCAGATAAAGCGTTGTAACGGTCAGGGTCGGTCTTCATCAATTTAATAATGTCAGCACGACGATAAACTTTCTTCCTTGACCCTTCAGCTGCTCCGCGAGCATTGCCTGTGTTGGCTGATTTAACTGCACTCTGACGCGCTACCCTTTCTGCCTGAGCAGTTTGCTGAACAACTTGATTCTTCTCCTTCCAGAGATTAAACAACTCGTTCGCGGCATCGTAGTCATAGCCCTTATCCGCCTGAACAAACAACTGTGTTCGGACTTTCGACCCCTTGATCCACTCAGCAAACTTTGTGTCCTGCAAAATACTCTCCATGTCAGGATGACTAGATTTCAATTGCGCTAACGCTGTCTGCTGTTTGTACTGCCGTGTGTAAGCCTCGGCTTCCCTAATCTTGGGGTGATTGTCTATTGCTCGGTTTACAGCTGTTTGAGGATCAACAAAAAAATCAACATCATCTTTGTTGTCATCATCCCGCTGTGTTTCAGGTGCCGGTGAGAGTTGTGTCTGAATGTAGCTATCAACCAGATTCCGCAGCTCGCTAACTTCTTTTCGCGTTTCCCCGACTTCAGCGCTTTGCTTGCCTGAAAATCGCTCAAGCTCTTGGTGCATCTGTACTAATTCTTCAACAGATTTACCTTGATACTTGTCTGGAACGCTAGATTCTTGAGATTGCTCCTCTTCAGGAGTCTCGACAGAATCGTGAATTAACTCGTCTGTTGTTTCGGTTTCCTCTACTTCCTGACGCTCATCAATTAGTGTCGCTCTTGACATCATTAAATAGCCCCGCCTTTTGTAAGGTTATGGAGATTACACATTAATTAGCCCTCCTCTCGGCGGGCCTCTCTACCACGTCGCCCGGCTTCTTCGTGTTCGCGTACCCACTTCATGTGCCTGCCGGGAAAATCTCCGGTAGATCCATCTAGTACACACCTTGTCGCCGAAACGATTTTTGTAGCATTGGCGCCACAACCGCACCTACTGGTTGTAGTTGTGCCTTCTACAAATTCTTCAAAGATATGACCATTCTTACAACGAAAGTCAAATACCTTCATTTTCTTTTTCTAGCTCGTTAAAACTAGTTTCCATATTGTTTTCAAAGTTCAACAAATATGCCAACACTTTTAGCTGACCTTTGCGAATAAACAGGTCTTCGCTATCTTTTGTGTTTTCAACGCTATTAATAAGCATAGCGTTTTGTTTTAGCTCTTCGATTAACTGTTTCCAACCTTCCGTCCGAAACAGGTCAAAGTATTTGCTGTAATACTCTTCTACTTCTTTGTCCATTGAGGCCATGAGGTTATCTCAAAGTTGCGTTGTATATCTTTGCGGAATAAACGTCAAGACTTCTTTGTTGTTTTTCGCCTGCGACCCGATGCAGTGACCGCATATTTTATTCGCTTTGGCCGTGATTTCTTAGCCTTAGCGGCATCTTTCTCTGCCTTTGTCATTTTTGCAGCTACTTTCTTAGGTCTGCAGGCTGGGTATGGACGTTTTGAGCCTTTAGCCTTTTTACGGCCACAAGGCTTGCCCGTCTTAATATCGACCCATTCCTCGTTAAACCACTTGGTTAACCCGCCCTTTGACTTAGGCATACGTTCCGCCGCGCTTTTTATACTCTCGCACTAACCACGCATTGGCGTAAGCACTTGGGTATACGTCAAACTTTTTCTTGGCTTCAGCCTTTACGCGGGCATACAGCGCTTTATTCTTAGGCGTTGGACTCCCAGACTTCTTTTTGGCCGGCATTACTTTTTTGCCTTTTTCTTAACTTTTTTCTTCTTCTTGGCTGGCTTTGACTTGTATGCGCCTATTCCGTAACCCATAACCGCCTCCTACTTGCCCTTGTGGACTTTTTGTACTTCAAAGTTTGCTGACTTAGACGCGCCTTTATGCGGCTTATAGCCACCTGACGGGTCTTTCATCAGCTTAAATGACTTGCCTGACTTCATCCAGTGATAGCCTTCTGGCGCCTTAACCTTCATATCATCACCACTTTTTACAAGACCAATATCTTGCTGTCAGCTTGCTCGGGGGGCTTGTATCACACTTATGCCTAGCCCGGAAAGACTTTCGCCTAGCGGGCTGGTCTTTCTTAATAGTCATCTTGGCATCGCCAAAGCGAATGGTCTTAGTCTTGTCGCCCACCTTCGCTACTACTACAAACTTCTTGGTCGGATGGCTCGGAGTTCGCTTCGGTTTGTTGTACCCGCTTACGCCCGCGCGCTCCAGCTTTGGATCTTTTTTCTTCGCCATTAACCTTCTCCTCCAAGGAGTCTAAGCGCTTCTGGAGCCATGTTATTTTGTCTTCCTGATCCTTGAACGCTTGGTTGATTTGGCCTAGCAGTTTGTTCATTTCCGTTGGTGTCATTAACATTGGTTGGCTTAGCCTCTAGCTGTCGTTTCTTTAAAAGCCTATCAGCAACCTTCAATCGGCGCTCAAACTCTTTGTCCTCTTGATCGCCTTCTTTCAGGTTTCGGGTGATTGCATTGATCTTGTCAATCTCAAGCTCTTCAGGCGCTATCCGCGCCTCTACAGCAAGTTTAGCTGCTCTGGCCTGCGACTCTGCCGCTTGACCATTAAGTGCGTTGGTCTGGCTCTGCTGAAGGGCCAGCTGTGTCTGCTGAGCCATCATCGCCATTTGCTGGGCCTGTGGATTAGGTTGTCCAGCCTGTTGCATTGCCGCAATCAACTCTTCGCGGTTGCTCAGGTTCATGTTGTCAATAATGCTTTGGATAAGAACAGGATACAACGGGCTGTCCTGCTGCATGGTTTGAAGCAACTGCACCAACTGAGTTACTTCGTATTCTCTAGCAATAATGCCTAGCGTACTGGTTGCCGTAAACTTATAGTCAGCTACCGGATAGTTTTCCGGGTCAAACTGCATATATCTATGGGCGGCTTTAGTTACGAAAGGCAGCAGAAAAGACTGCTGGAAGTTTATGAGAGTACGCTTATGACGCTTAATAATGGCGCCCAAAGACATAGATATGCCAGCAGCTGTAGCTTCTCCATTAACTTGTCCAGCAATTCCTGCGGAGTCAACTGCGCCAGTCGCCTGCTGAACCATCTGCTGTAAACTCGCAGCCTGCGCAAACGTAATCTGTCCAACTTGACCAAAGTTAAATGGTTGAAGAACCTCACGGGGGTCTCCGTTCGTCAAAATCATCTTGCCGGGACGGACTTCAGGCTTAGCGCCTCTAGGAAGCCGTGTAGCGTCCACAGCAAGCATTGGGTGAATAGTTAGGCTCAGGGCATCAATACGCGCTCTAAGCTCTGTATCAAGCGCCTTCTGGCTGTTATAGCCCTTCTCGCAAACGCCACGACCCCAGAAGCGGCCCGGCACGACATCCCAAGGGAACGCTACGACAGGTCGATCATTCATCATGTAAGGGTTTGCTTCGGCTTTCAGCAATGTTCCGCCGTTAGCAATAACCACGATAGCCTCGACGTACATAGAGTCTTCTTCGACTTCTATGTCCTCGGCCTCTAAAAGCTCGCGGGGAACAAGGCCATAATACTTGGTTAGGCGAACCTTGTCATCATTATAGATCGTTAGGTCTTGATCTGGCTCAAGATCAGTATCAGCAGCGGCAGAATCAATCATAGCTTGACGATATACCCCCTGCTCTTGAAGGATCTCTACGCTATGCTTGCTCACAAATTCATCAACCGCTACGCCGTATGCGTCTTCAACCGAAGTCGCTACAGGGTCAATCAAAAAGTTCTGTGGCAATACCGGCTTTAACTTTACGACTACACGGTCAGTAATATTGACGCCAACAGCCTGAAGGTCTCCACCCATGATCGGCTCAGCCGCTGGAGCCATTTCTTTAATCTCTTCAAGAATTACCTCCCCAATGCCTGTGCCAAATACCGCTGAGTTAATCAAGCATTCAGCAACTGCCTTACGCACTTTGCAGGCTTCAAAGTCTTCGGTAAGTTTTTTTCTAAGATACATGGCATCTTGCTTCTGGCTGTCCAAGACATCATCAGCAATATCAAACCATTTACCCCGGCCAAATGTCGCCTCTTCTAGCTCAGCTACATTAGATTCTACAGCCTGCTGAAGCGCAGGAGAGATAATACGAGAACGCTCCGATGCTCTTTCGGAGTCAGCAGGATCCCATTGACCTCGCCATAACCTATAGTATTCCTCAAAACTTTCTTCATAATTTGATTCATAGTAATCACGCCAGTTTTCACACTTGGTCATTACCCACTCTTCAAGCGACTGCTGCGCCATTAATGGGTCTGGACTGTAAATTTCTTCGGCCATTTTAATATCCCGCTACCACATCTAAGATTTCGTGGTCATCAATTTCGTATTCGTAGTCATACGCAACCTGAGCTAACTGGTCTATATACGCTAAAGCATCGACTAAGTCATCATGTGTTAGCGCATCTGGAAACTGAAACAGCTGATCTAGGAATCTATTGTTCCACTCGCCCCGATTTAATTGTATGTAACCGTTTTCAAATCGACCTTGTAATGCCCACATTACGCGGTCTGTTTTCTTTTTGTTTCCGTGTGTTAATTCTTCTACACGAAAAAACGTGCCGTACCGCTTCATCAAGTCTGTAAGCGGCGACATTACTGCCTGTTTTGCAATACCTTTTTCTATTCCAACGCTGACAGGACGATAATCCCTAACAGCTTGAAATATCTTCATGGCCGTTTCATTAAGATCCCAGCGACCATAAATTATATTCTCAACGTGCCAGCCATCGGGGCTAACCTTAGCCACTGCTATAGCTGTTTCATCTAACTTGGTGTTTTTAGTGCGCTTTTTGTTTATATCCTCAAAGCCTGCTAAGTCAACGGCGATATAATAATCGCCTTCGTCCGGTGTGTCACCAAAACGAATCCAATCTTCTTTAAACATCTCGGAGCCTCTAGCTTCAAATGACGCCATAAACTCTTGCCTAAAGGCATAACTGGACATAGATTTCTTTGCTAAATCTATTTCTTTTGCATCCAATATCGAGTTGTCGTAGCTCGTAAAATGCCACGCCTTATAGGTTTCATCATCGTTTAACTCCGCATACTTATAAAGTTCGTAGAAATGGTTTCTACCCATCGGAGTTCCGATAAACAACGCCGAGCCTTTTTGGTCAGCCAACGCTGGTCTTAGAATCTGCTCCCATACGTCGGGCTTCATGTCGGCGTATTCGTCCATTACAAGAAACTTTAGGGACACACCGCGCATGGTTTCTGGTCTGTCAGCACCCTTAAGGCTAATGGTGGCACCGTTTACCAGCTTAATTTGAAGATTGTTGATATGAGATCCCGCGATTACGGGGTGGCCTAGCTCCATAAGGGTCTGCCACATAATATCGCGAGCCTGCCCCTGAGTTGGGGCTACATAGAATACATGGCCCTTGTCTGCCTGTAGGCCGTTAATAATTAGCATCCATGCTGCTAGGCGGGACTTCCCTGTCCGCCGCCCAGCCGCTACTACCTTAAAACGAGTAGGATCAGAAAAAACACCCTGCTGCCAATCAAGCAGCTGTACGTTTAAGTCAGTCAAACTTAACCTTCCCAGCCCTCGTCAAAGCTGTTGTATACGCCGTCATTGTTGGTATCGCACTGGCTATCCCAAGTCATTTGACCAAAAGTAAAACCATTCGACCACGGCACAAATGCCTTACACCAATCATGCGATCCGGGCGTCAAGCCGCTAGTTGAGCTTACCTCTTGATCCCGCTTAGCATTTGGGGCCAACGGCGTAAAATATACTGCACCATTGGCATACACCCTTTTGGTAAAAACAATTTCGTTTGTAACATAAACATTCTGTCCATCTGGAACCGTATAGCTAGAACCATCTGGATAGTCAATGTAAGTAGACGCATTAGCGTTCATCATAAATGCAGAAATAAATGCTACGGTAAAACAACCTAGCGCTACTTCATAAATGTTTTTCATTTAGTCAACTCCCGTTAAAATTGATAAGTGATGATGGTGCTGGTATTAAATCAAAGGTTACAACTACTTCTAAATTTCCTGCGCTTGTTGCTTGACACTTAACCACTTCTCCTTGCTGTAAGACAAACATGGGGCCACCACCGTTACCCAGCGTTACTTGACCGCCGCCAGCTACGTTAGATCCATCAAAGATGTACGCTTGTGGTGTTCCAGAAGCATCCCAGTACAAATCAATACTGTTCGTAGAGCCACCGTGGTTAGCTATAAATACGTAGCTAATAATTGCGTGAAACCCGTTAGGAACAGCAAACAACGTAGTAAGCGCTGTGTCTGTAAGTGTTGTGTGCTTTGTGTATAGC